GTGGGTCAGAGGTCTTGATCTTAATTCTAGGTTGGAGTCATCCGACAGCCTCGCACCTTATCTGGCTGACCAGATCAGAATCGCAGCCAAATCGGATCCACGCATATCATACGTCATCTTTAACGGGCGAATATGCTCAAAGATATTAAACTGGCGCTGGCGTAAATACAAAGGCATCAATCCACACAAGCGACACATACATATTAGTTTTACAAAGTTAGGCGACGTAGATAATAGGCCGTTCGATATACCACTAATAGGGGGCAAGATATGAAGATAAGCAAGAAGCAACAGGCAGTGCTGAAGTCATACGCACGTGGCGTATTGGTTTCATTTTTAACATTCTTGGCTAGTAATGAATTGGGATTAGATCCTGTCGTAGCTGTGGTTATCTCAGCGCTCGCAGGTCCAGCAGTCAGGGCTTTAGATAAATCCGATAGTGCCTATGGCCTCGGTGCTAATGACGCATGACACCTACAGAGTGGGCTGGTTTTGGCGCTGGCGTTTGCGCCGTGCTAACAGGCGGGCTAGTCGGGTTACGTTTCTTAGTTAAAGGCTGGCTTAATGAACTGAGGCCCAATGGAGGCTCCAGTATGAAGGACCAATTAACACGACTAGAACAGCGTGTTGATGATCTATTTATTCTAATTAGTAAGCGATAATTTTAACATGGCTACCGTTCGCAAGCGTAAGAAGATAAGCAGACGCAGGGTGCGTAAGTCGCCTGACCCATTAAGTAAGTTAGAAGTTTTCTACATTGCCAAACACGAGATGTTTAAAGCAGCACGTAAGGCGGGTTTCTCCGAGTCCGTTGCGCTGTATCTCATGGATAGCCCTGAATCAATGCCTGACTGGATCGTAGGCGACGACGGAATTATCCCAACTATTCCTACTCCAGACGAGGAAGACGATTAAGCGTTGGCTAGTAATCTCAGACTTGCAGGTCCCGTATCAATTGGACTCTGCTGTAAAGAATATAATCAAGCTAGCCAGGCGGGAGAAGTTTGATTCTGTACTGGTGGTTGGCGACGAGATTGACTTTCAATCGATTAGCAAATGGAGTGAGGGAACACCTCTGGCTTATAGCGAGGATCTACACGCTGACCGTGAATTATGCAAGCAGATACTTTGGGATATCGGTGAGTACAGTCCAGAAATGCACATTATCAGGAGCAATCATTCTGATCGCTTATATAACACTTTATTAAAGGTACCAGGCCTAATCAATCTGCCTGAGCTACAGTACCCAGCCTTTATGGGCTTTGCCGATATGGGCATGACCTATCACCGCAAGGCCTATGAGTTCCACCCCGACTGGATCCTTTGCCACGGGGATGAGGGAAGCATGAGCCAGCACGCAGGTATTACGGCCTTAAATTTGGCTAAGAAGTTCGGTAAGTCCGTTTTAGCGGGGCATTCGCACAGGCTGGGCATGAGTGCCTACTCAGAGGGCGTAAACGGCCATTACAGGGCCTTATACGGCTGTGAGGTAGGTAATCTTATGGATCGAAAGAAAGCGGGCTATATTCGCTATAACAGCGCCAATTGGCAGAATGGGTTTGCTATACTCGAGTCCGAGGGAAAGACGCTAACACCCACGTTAGTGCCTATTGATCCAAAGGATGGCTCATTTACCGCACTCGGCAGGTATTACAGGTAAAACGTTACCAAACCGTTATACAAATATTCACTAAAACAATCCACAAAGTCATACACAGGTGCAATACTAAGCCCGTACCACGAAGCACAGTAGTGGTATAGACGGGCTACAAATGAAAATACAGATTGATATAAAGGCGGCTGACTTTGAGCAGCTATGGATTACTTCAATGGAATGGAACGGCCAGGACTGGGAAAAGCAGGTAGATAGATTTGAACCTGCGCCATTGCTAACTTGGAAGTATGCGTACTGGTTTGATAATTACGCCGCTTTAAAAATGGCACAAGCCTTCTTAAATGTAATGGGCTCTAATCACGCTATACACAGTGATGAAGGTACGGGCGACTGGGTATTGTTAACAAGCTACGCTAGCCCTTGCCACCTACGCAAAACACTGGTGAACGTATGAATCTATACGCTGACTTAAAAGATCTTGGTTATGTAATTATGTGGGGAATAATGGTTGTATTGATTATTGCCTGGATCATCCACGAAATTAGAGACACAGCATTTCAAAATGGGTACTGGAAAGGCCGAGCCCAGGGCTGGGAATCTCATCGCAGACTCATGAATACTAAGTTGAAGTCCGATGAGGTATTTGACTATGACAAAAACTGAGCAGCTCTTTGCAAATGTTATCGACACCCTGCACAGTAGAGGCGCTAATTATGGCCACCCAATCGGGAACCATAAACGCATTGCCGAACTCTGGTCAGCTTATCTTGGCTATCCAATACAACCAAATGAAGTTGCAATATGTATGTGCCTGGTCAAAATCAGCAGGCAAGCTGAAGATCCAAGAGTCGATGACAATTACACCGATGCGCTTGGATACCTTGCGATCGCAAAAACCGTGACAGAAGCTATGCAGGATGAGGATGGAGTGTGGGCAGATGGCGTTTAACTTGCAAGATTATGAAACGGTCGAGAGCCGACTGGAAAAATGGTGGAAGGACTATCCGCATGGAAGAGTGGCAACGAAACTTGAGCAGACCTCAGACACTAGATACATTGTTAGTGCTGAATTATTTAAAGCGCAAGAAGACTGGAGGCCCTGTGCGACTGGGCTTGCTTCTGAAAGCATTGCGGATAGAGGTGTCAATTCTACTTCTGCACTGGAAAACTGTGAGACTTCAGCGATCGGCAGAGCGCTTGCAAACGCAGGTTATGCAGCTAAGGGCAAGAGGGCTAGCCGAGAAGAAATGAATAAGGTTGTGCGGTTAGAAGCCGTGCCAGCCTTTAGCGTAGAAAACAAATCAAACGAGCCCGTGCAATGGATGAATAACGGGGTCGAACTACCAGGCGCTCCTAAACCGCCACCGCTATGTTGCGAGGCGGGCCATGTACTACGCACAGGCTTTAGCAAAACAACCAAGAAGCCATACTACGGGTGGGTTTGCATGGGTCAAATTAAAGAGCACGCTGTATGGGCCAAGCAGGATGCGCAAGGCAACTGGTTCTTTCCAGAACTAGTAGAAGAGGAGAAGGGAGGAGAATAATGGGATACGTTGAACTTAGAGATGGATCAGGATTCACCCTACGCATAGAGAACGATAAGAGAACCCTGACACCATCAACGGACCGCTGCGTTAGCTGTAATGACGACAGGCTATTAACAGACGGTATTTACCTAGTATGTACGCAATGCCACTGTAGGCAATAAGGATATTACCATGACGCATGCCCAGTTTAAGTGTAATGGCTGTAAACGCAACACCGAGTTCTTGTGGCTAGATCAGTTAGATTTGCCAGAAGGCTTTAAAGCGTATCAGTGCATGGACTGTGGGTGTGTCGGCGTGAAAAATATTGCTGAGGCGCTTACTATTCCTGACTCGGACATAATCCGATGCGATAAGTGTGGTAGTTGGAAGTTCATTACCGTGGTCTGCCACACTTGTGCACTAGTAGAGAGTTATAACAAATAATGGTGCTACAAGGTAAACGAGTGTCTGGTGGCGATGAATACTACACAGCTAAATGGTTATTTGACGGGTTGGGCCTAGAATTTGATTTAGATCCATGCTCCCCAGTTGAAGGAGGCAACGTACCAGCTAAAAATAAATATACCATTGAAAATGATGGTCTTGCGCAGGACTGGTATGGATTGGTTTGGATGAACCCGCCATACTCAAGGCCCACACCCTGGGTTGATAAATTCTTATTTCATTCTAATGGCATTGCTTTGGTTCCATTTACAACTGGCAAATGGTGGTTTAATTTATGGAATCATGCCGATTCGGTTATGCCAATATCGCACCGACATAAGTTTGAACGAGCAGATGGCACCAGCAGAACTATTACGTTTAACACGGCCTTGTACGCTATTGGTGAAGTAGCTGTTGACGCTGTAGAACGTTTAAAATTGCATCGGATTAGATAATGATTACAGGCTATGCAGAAACGTGGTTAGACTTAGATGAGATCATTCCAATCTTCGCCACGCCGTCTGACCTGCGGTTATGCTAAATGCTATTGACTGCGCTGGTACGCTCTAGATCGCATTCGCCCTCAAGGCGAAAAGGCGAGCCCCGTAGGGGAAGGCTCGCATGGTGCACGCTAGTTGGGTGCGCTGTATTTGTAGGACAAATGTTGAGCCTTGAAAGAGCTGATTCCGCTGTTACTTACAAGACTAATCATTACAGGCAGTGGGCATTCATTCAGCTAAATAATTTAGAAGAGTTCTACTGTTTAGACACGTTGTACTTCCATGAATCTAGGTGGAACCCTAATGCTCGTAACGGTTCACACTATGGTATACCGCAAGGCAGGTCTAAGTACCTGGCTACTGTTGATGGGTTTAAACAAGTTGAATGGGGTATCAAATATAACTACAACCGTTATGGCTCTATGTGTAATGCACTGAATCATTGGCAACTAAAGGGCTGGCATTAGTGGTTAACAAGAAGGCTAAACACCAACGAGCTATGGGTAGTGGGCAGTGGAAGAAGCTAAGACTTATGGTGCTCGACAGGGATGGCAGGATTTGTTATGCGTGCGGGAATGAGGCTAATGAGGTAGACCACATCTGGCCACGCTCTAAGGGTGGTGATATGTTCGACCCGCTAAATTGTGCAGCCATCTGCCGTGCGTGCAACCTAGCCAAAGGTGACCGTTTTTTTAGCCCTACGCCGAC